ACGAGCATTGCAATAATTCTGCCGAACGAGATATTCTGCCACGCAATACTGCCGACTGTTAGTGGCTGTAAATTTTGTAGGAGCGTATTGATTGATGTTAATAGTGGTGTAAAATCAAGGGTTTTAGCCCAATCTGCTGTCGCACCTGTTATTCTTTCAATAGTTCCTAGAATGCTATTTCCAATATCAAATATATTTTGAATAATACTTGTCCCAGTTCCAGCATAATCCCACGCAGTTTTAAATGCCTGTGCCAAATTTCCAATAGTATTGAATAGATTCTGCGCAATCTTTAAAGTCGTAGTTAATGACTTTTCACCGCTTCCATTCGTCCATACTGTGGCGAAACTGCTTCCAATACTTGCAATTAAACTTCCCAAACTCGAAAATGCCGTCTTCGCCGCCGTTATAGTGGCTTTTCCCTCTTTTTCCCAAGCTTCTTGAAATGGCTCCCAAAGTTTTTTTAGCGTATCTGCAAGCTTCTTAGCAGAATCGCTGATTTTATCAAGTTTTGTCTCTCCCTCTGCTAAACTGCCATAATCCACATTGTTTACTGCTCCAGATAATCCTCCAGACGCTCCACCACTTCCGCCAGATGGAGATAGCGTGGACGATGAGTTGCTACCTGTAGATGTGGCTTTGTGTATTTCGTCCAATGAAGAAAGATAATTTTTTGTTTCTTTATTTGCTTTTTTCGTAGCTGTTGCATTATCTTTATTGGCATCTGCCAATTTCTCTGCATTATCCGCAGCCTGTCCATACTGATCTGCTGTATCTGCAATCACGTCTGTTCCTGCAAGACCTGCTCCACTTCCACTTATCTGACCAGAAGATTTCTTTCCAGTGATAAGCTCTGTGAAGCTTTTGAAAGCATTCGCCAGAGTTGCCAGTTTACCAAGTAAAATATTGATTATTTTCAGAACAGGTGTGAAAATATTAATTAATCCCTGTCCGACTGTTGCCTTGAGAGACTGCAACTGCAACTGCATCACTCGCACCTGGTTCGCCCAGCTGTCAGAAGTACGAATGAAGTCTCCAGATGCGGCTGATAACTGTTTCTGCACAAAAGCCAATCGGAGAGCAACTTTCTCCTGTTCGGTCATGGCAGATGTGGTTTTGCCATAGCCGTTTGCAAGTGCGTATTGGTCAAGTGCCGACTGGGTCATTACCACGCCGAGGTCCTTGAGCGTTTCTGTTTCGCCCGTAAACACTGATTTTAGCTTGATATAAGCCAAGTCTTGACTGATATTGTAAAATGATGCTACGTCACCAGTAAGCTGTGTCAGAGCCGTTGACATATCATAAGCCTGTGCCTCTGAGAATCCGAATGACTTAGACATTGCTCCGAACGTACCAACATACCTTTTTGCCATAGTTTCAGACAGTCCGGCAGATGTCATAGCGTTTTTTGCAAATTCGTTTACCTTGTCCGACATGGTTGTAAATGTAACATCGACCACATTCTGAACTTCTGCGAGGTCGGAACCAAGTTCTATAGACTCTTTACCAAACTGAATTAGCTTGCCAACAGCAAATGCAGAACCAACCAAAAAACCAATTCGCTTTACTATCGTTCCTAATCCTTCAAACTGACGGCCTAAAAGATTTACTTTTCGACTTGCACCGGAAATGTCCATTTTATTAAATGAGTTAGAAACCGTGGCGCCTGTTTTTTTTGCCGAATTCCCCATTTTGTCCATAGAGTTTTCGACTTTTTCTGATTTTTGCTGTAAAGATTGAAACGAATCTTCGAGTTTTTCAAATCCATCGTGAAATACGCTATTAATATTTGCATTTATTTCCTTGACCGAGTTTGCTAAATCTTTAAATGCCGCTTGTACTTCTTTGACGCCAGACGATATTCCGTCAGTATCTATTCTGGTATCAATAATAATTGAGCCATCAGCAGCCATGTGTCCACCTCCTAACTATTTGAGGTTCAACATCTCATTCAGCTTATCTTTATAAGCTTGCTCCTCATCGCTGAGACGTGTTTTTATATCAATAATGTTCTTGTTTTCTTGATAGAATTTCTTTTCCCATTTATCGAGTTTTTCGCCCTTTGCCTTTTTTGAACGAATTCCAACCACTGTATTAAAAAGGCATTCACCAGATTCCATAAAGTACCCGAAAAACGTCCACCAGTGCATATAAGGCACTGCTCTGATTTCTTTACCGGCAACCTTGTTTACAGCCGGAACAATCATGTCTCCGTCCTGTTCCCAGTCCATTAAGCGGGGTTTGGGTTTATTCGGACTATTATCAACTTGACCGCAGTCAATAAATTCGCAAGCTTTCTGACAAGCTTCTGTAAGATGTTCTGATGGTATGCTTTGCCAATCCTCGAACAGAATCTGCAACATAACAACTGCTTTTGCCTGTTTGTCTAACTCTGGATCATTCTGTGCAATGAGAATATCAATGATTGCTCGAAAATCCGTTCTAATAGAAAAATCCACCCCACTTATGTTTAGTGAGGTGGGAAGCTCATAGGCGGTCATTTTGTATATTTCTCCGTATACTTATTGACTGCTGCTTGCATTTTCTTTTTTCTTTTTTCAATTTCCGGTGCGATTGCATCTGCGATTTTATCCAGAACGATATAGGCAAATACCTGTCCGTTTCCAAATACGGTAGTTGCTGTAATTGGCTCTTTAAACAGGTCTTTTGATGCTTCGTAGCCAAGCAGATAGTTGATTTTATCTTCGAGCTGTTTATTTAACTCTGCCATTTCTTTTCCGGAAGTAACTTTCTGAATAGAATCTTTGAATTGTTCAAAATATTCTGTCAGCTCCTCTGCACGTGCTGCTACATTGATATCGGTCGGATTCAGTTTGAAAGAAGAAAAAACTTCGTCTTTGTTATTTGTGAATGTAAAAATGAGAATTCCATCATCAATTTTGGTGTTAATTATTTTTGCCATTTAGCATGTCCTCCTTGTATATGTGTTTATTCACTGTCGGCTGTGAATGTACCGGAACTGATATCAAATTTTCCTTTTACACGCTCACCAACGTAGTTCACAGTAAACGGAATCTGATAGCCGGATGTATCGCCGCCATAGGAAGTCGGTACAACGTAGCAGTCCTGCTGGTATGCTTCATACTTGCCTGCCGTGGCTTCTGTCCAGAGATGAACTTCAACTGCTTTTGTTTTGAGGTTGTCGTCTTTGAGACGTCCATCTACAATCTTCTGCAATGCTGTAAACAGATCAGAAGTAGTGTCTGCATAGAACGGATCAGCGTCAGAAGAAACTTCATAGCCGTTGTGTTTAAATGTGGATTCTCCAAGAATGTTTTTAGATGTTTCAGTATCTGGATTGAGTTCTACGTTATACTCTTCCAGGTCCTTTCCAAGACGCTCATATTTCGGCGTCAGTCCTCCACAGAGGGAACCTGCGTCAATATAATGAGCCATGTATTTACGGTCAATTTTGCCTGTAACTGCCATAGAAATGTCCTTTCTGCCTATAACTCTTAAAGGCTGTGTAGGTTAGCGACTATCTCCAATTGATAGCCGGTTAGTTGTTATATTTAAGTGGTGTAATCACCATTTTTCCCAGTCATATTCGTATTTTACTGTGATTGGAAGCAACCAGTCCTGTACGCCGTTCTCCTGCGGTTCTAAACCATAGGAGTTGTCACGTGTGATACGTTTTATCACTCGCCCCTGTGAAAGCTCTGGAAACACATTTAAACGCGTCTCAGAGCCATTTATAATAACTGGTTCCCGGCATATCCATTTACCGAGATTGTCAAGGAACTTCTGAACAGATAGTTTCTGCCTTTCTTTGTCAGATGCTGTACGATATACCACGTAAAATGGGTACTGACATACCTGATGCATCGTTCCGCAAACATCTTCTTTTTCTGAATAGATCAGCGCCCCGTTGTCTGCCGAGAACGCAATTCCGGACTCCTTGCCAAGTTCCTCAAACTTGATTGTTTCATTTTCATATAGTCCCGGATACTGGTTCAGAAGTGCTTTCATGGCATCTGTCAGAATCTCGTATCCGGTTGCATCTTTTCCGATAGGTTTATCCGCCATGTCTGCCACCTCCTGCCTGTGCTTTTACTTTGCGAATCCATGTGCTACCGTATTGTCGTTTAGCGGCATCGAACCACTTTGCTTGTGCCTGTGGGTGAATTTGTTTGGTGTATTCAAGATTTTCCTTTGCGGCTGTCTGACCAGAAAACTGACTAACAAGAACTTTCTTTGCTCCACGTCTTGCGTAGGGACTTCCAGTTGCTTCATCAACCATTCCTTTCCCCTCGTACAGAAAACGCCCATAAGGAGCCGCCGCCGCGCATACTTTCCCAGTTCCTTGCAAAGATGTACTCTCAACTCTTGTCCGATTGATAAAATTTCCGGTAATCATTGGCATAAATGGAACCATGCTGTCCATAACCATTCCGTCAAGGAGATACTGGGCTTCTTGATACTGTCTGGAAAACCTGTCCATATTCAGCTTGATTTTCATATCTCCATCGACTATGGAGAATCCTTTGAAATGATGAATCTTACTCATATTACTTACCCAGAATCTCAAAATGTGGAATCAGCGTATACGGACCGCCAACACTGGTAATCTTAAACACGTTATCTCTGTTCTCATTCATGTACTGATAGAATCCATTCCGATAATCGCTATCGGTTACCGTTCCGCCAATCCACTCACCCTCCCAGAAGAATGATTCATCCGAGAATGTAATAGTGTCCTCCAGAGCGTTGTTAATCTGCTGTTTCCACTCTTTAGGTGGCATCCATGGAAGAATCTTGCTGTCTTTATCAGTAATGGTTATATCGCCATTCTGGGCGGTATAGCGTACGTGTAACTGTGCGTTGTCTGTTGCGTCTGGTCCGTACTTCTTAAGGATTGCTCCTTTGTCCGTAATGAGGTCAACGCCGGATAAAACATGAGGATACCAGTACACATCTCCTGTCGTGGCTGATTCATAATAATCAAAAATCGTCACAGTTTTGCTATACATGATACCCTCTCCTTAATTATTCTTTCTGCACTGTCTGCTTAATAACCTGATTCACACCAGTAGCCGACAATCCGTTAAACATACCGACTGCAACCGCCGTGATATAGTCCGATGCCGGGAAATCCGGGATAACTCCCATTCCGACAGCTCCAAGAATCCCACCAATAACCGCCATGATTACTGGAATCCATTCATCAGAGATTCTTTTTGATGCTTTACAGCCCATTCCTACGATGTAGCAAATCATAACGATTGCGATACATGAGCCTAATGTTGAAATGTCCATTATTCAGATACCTCCTTAAATTCTTCTTCAAACTCATCCTTTGTCATTGTATCGAAATATCCTTCTTCATCACACAAGACGTAATCCCCAGGCTCTACGAGTACCGAATCAGCCATTTCGCCATCTCTAAATGGAGCAGGATATGCGGAAATCTCAATGTTAGGTGGGTTAAATTTGTTATTAATTTTTACCGAATTGCCAACAAATTTTTCAATTTGAGCTATACCTTTTAGGAGTGGCAAAACACTGAATAGCTTCAATTATAGTCGGTTTTATTCGTACATATTTCATACTCACACTCCCGCATACAATATTGGTATTCCATCATCCGTCCTTACTCCCATCAGAAGCGGTAAAGCTGTCTTTAAGAGTAAGTCGTTCGTTTTCTGTACATCTCCGACGGCGGCATATACCGCGCTCCATTCTTTTGCACTCGCCCCAATCTGTTGAGGTGTTGCGTAAGAGATGGATTCACTGCCAGAAGATACAGATGTTACAATGCCTGTTGAGATGTTCCCGACATTTATGTCGGTTACATTTGCCGATGCCTGATTGATAGCATTCTTTTCAGCAAGCTCAATCTGATACATTAATTCAGCCAATGAACAGACCGCCTTTTTGATACGCTTCTGAGAGTGTTCGTTTGTTGGCAGCCCGTCCACCAGCCTGTCAAATGTCATTGTGTCCACAAAATCACTAGCTCTTTCTGCCAGTCGTGGAAAGTCGGCTTCTGGCACGACATTGCCGAATGATTCTGTATAGAATTTATAATCTGCATAAGCCATGCCAGTTACCTCCCACGATCATCATTTTGCTGTTACAGTCGCATGTCCGGCACTCAACGCCTTATAGGTACTGTCACACTCAACCACTGTGATCATCTGCCCTGTTGCTGCGGTAATGTCAGCTTCTCCATCCCACGCAGTCCAGTTCTTCACATTCTGGCCATAATCTACAGTAGTCTCAGAAGATGCAACTTTGTACTTATATGCATTTCCTGCGCTTGCTTTTGTCGGAGTAACAGTCACTTTAGTATCTCCGCTCTTACTTCCTGCCGCAGAATTTACAGTCAGAGTTCCAAGTGTCTGAGTTGCATTGATAGTTCCGACAGCAATAGCGTCAATATACTCTGCAAAGAGGGTAAGCCCCATGATCGCAAATGCTTCAGACACTGCTGTGTGGTAGTTGCCCTGCGTATGAAATCCGATCAGATTTGTTTCACCGGATACAGTGTATACAAGACCTGCTCTCGCAAAGTCAGATTCATTCGGGTCAACATAGTAAAGAACGATATTCTCCACAGGTGTAGCAATAACTGTTCCTCTTGGGATCTCACTGTCGGATAACAGGAAGATTGTGTTAAATCCCAGGAAATCTTTCATATACTGGAAACCGAACTGGTTCTGAATAGTGATATCAGCTGCGCCGATATATTCGTACACATCCAGAATGTTGACAAATCCAACAACGCCAGTCACATTTCTGTGCATCTGCTTAAATTTGTTTTCTACACGGCCCTTGGCCATTGCCAGAGCCATCTGGAAAGTAGTTTCCGTGAATGAGAGAGTACCTGTTTTCAGATAGTTATAAAATCTTTCAGTAACATTGGTCTGAAGCTGGAAAAGGAATTCATCATCAGTCATCTGAACAGCGTTCTCATAACCGTGATCCTTGATTGCTTCGATAGATACAGCCTTTGCGTACTTCTCGATAGTCATTTCTGCATAGGGTTTTTCTTTTACAACGAATTTGCTATAAGGGATTTCCTCGCCCTCACCAACATTTCCATTCTGTAATGTACCCTCTGCATATTTTGATTTAAGAACCGCTCCGGGTGTCTTTTTGATTGGACGCATGATACCAAGGATTTCACGTAAGTGTTCCCAGTTTCTTTCGAATCTGGTAACAAAGTCAATCTCACGTGCTGTGACCTGGATATCATTTGTCATAATAAGATTGGATTTTGCTGCCATAAAAAAAGTCCTTTCTACCCATAATTATTAAGGTATTGGGTTAGCGGCTATACTCTGGTGTATAGTCGGTGTAAAAAATCACTGGAATAACTGGATATTCTGAGCAATTGCAGCCTGTCTCTCGGACGGGTCTTTGATTGCTTCGATATCTTTCTTTGTCATGTTTCCCGGTGTCTGTTGCTGTCCAACATGAGTAGTAAACCTTGCCTGGTTCTGCTGAGCCTGCTGCTGAGATTCATCCACAAAAGCGGATGCGTCAGACTGTTTCATCTGCTCAATCAGATCATTTAATCCGAGAATTTTGCCTTCTTTCAGTTTGAGGCCTGCTTCTTTAATGTCTGCCATAACAGACTTCTTTGCAGCCTCACTGGAAAATTTAACATCATCAAGTGCTGTTTTAAGTGCGTCTGAGAAATCGCGGTCATAGATTTTCGCATTGAATTCCTTCTCTGCGTCCTCAGCCTTCTTCTTCCATCCAGCAAGCTCTGTCTGAATGTTCGCCGGGTCGATACCGTCAAAACCTTTTAAGGTTTCTTCTGCTGTCTCAGCACGTTCTTTCCAGTTATCACGTTCTCCCTCGACTTTCGACAGGGTTTTTGCAACTTCCTTAGCATTCTTATAATGCTCAGAGAGTGCCTTTTTAACATCTGCCTGCTTATCCTCCGGGATTTCAATTCCAAATGATTTTAATGTGTCAATAAGTTTCTGCATAATATCCTCCTGGTCGTGTTTATTGACCTGCCGCCGCAGGTAAATGGATTAAGCCAGTTAGACCACTGGCAAGGTAATTGGAAAGGCAGGACTCGAACCTGCGGTGTCAAGGACTATGCGTCCTCCGCTCTTCCAACTGAGCTACATTCCATTAACCCGGATTCCCTGGTTAGCAAGGTGTTTAACGTGTTATGCTTACCACTATCCGACTTTCACGGAAATGTTGATTCATTTATAAGGAGGTGTTACCAGTCAGTCAAGCTGACTAATGAATATGTCGGAAATTGCACCCGCTTTTCAACCTCCAGATTCCGCTCAAATCTGTTTCTATTAAGGACATATTCACAAAGAAAGGAAGACATGAAACGAAAAAGAAAGCAAAAACTTCTAATCAGCAAGTCCTACAAGGTTCACCATGCCTTGTAAGACTATAGTATCATATTCTTTCAAAAAAGTTGTCCCCACATTTGCAAGAATCAAAGCATACTTCTAAGTTTTTCGACGTATCTTTTAACAAGATCACGTTCTTCTCGACATTCTGCGTCCTTGGATATATCGCTCAATTCCGTGGTAAGCTCATCCATGTGTTCTTCCAGTGCAGCAAGCATTTTTCTTTTGCAGTCTTCAGACTTCCCGGAGCGATAGCTCTGCTTCTGTGTCATGTAGTCATCGTAAGTGTCTCGCCCATCAGAGCGGCTGTAATGCTCTCTGACATAATGTTCACCACGTCTGGCATAAGAATTGCCCCGGTCGTAATCTGGCATCATTCTGCCGTCACTTGAGCTGTATCTCCCCATGCTGTCATGTTTTCTTCCACGCTCGCTGTAATCGTCATTGTATCCGCTACGCATCTCATCAAGGACAGTGTTGTAATACTCCACTTTCTTGTCCCAGTACTGTGTGTTCTTTATATCTTTGTACATATCAATCAGCTTGTATGTCATTTCCAGATTTCCAGTAGTCAACCCACTGTCAGCGATTTTGGACAGTTCGTCTTCAATTCTTGCACATAAGTCTTTAATGTCTCTCATAATCACACCTCCTATGCTTCTCTGGTCACGACAATATTTGCGTTCGCAACAGAAATTGCCTGATCGCTTGTATTCTCTACTGCGATATTAACGCAACATCCGCGAGGTACATCAATATAGATGCCAGAGGACACATTGTTATACTGGTCTACTGCTGCCGGTGTGGAAATCATCTGAGAAGAAAGAACCGGTTCGCCAGAGATTGCAATAGCCAGAGAAATAGCTTCAACAGTACCGCCTGTTGGAATTGCGATATTACCAGAAAAATCCACAAAGAATCTCGCTTTGCACTGATTAGTCAGTCCTCTTAGAGTTATAATTCCACTTCCCTCTCTGTGCTGAATACAGTTAGAACCTTTGACTGCTGTGTTTGAAAATACTACGTTTCCATTTGCTGCTACAGTCTGAGCAGCTACATTTGTAAATTCTGCCATAATTTTTACCCCTTTCATATCACAAAAGGACAGGTCTCAGCCTGCCCTCTGTGTAATACGGCATAAGCCGACATCCGAATCAATCGAAAGATACTCTCGATATGAAGTTATCAGCAATTACATCCAGTGTTGCATCCGCATCCGTAAAATGTGTTCGGATTAGGAACCTGATATGCCGGAATCGGTGCCGGATTAATCGCATTAATGAGCTGCTGTGTCTGTGAAGCCATTGCAGTTGTGAGAAGTGCACTCTGGCGATCCTGAGAAGCAGCACGTCTGAGGTCGTTATTTTCAGCCTGCAGGTTAGAAATCTTTTCATTGCAAAGATAGTCGAGAATGGCTCTTGTCCCAGCGTTCTGGCTGTCAATGATATCTCTTGTGTTGCTGTTCATGGTGTTCTGTAATGCACAGGTGTTCTGCGCCATATTGTAGTTTACGCCCTGAATTGCTTCTCTGGTTTCACAGCAGCAGTTTGCAAGCTGTGCCTGGAGTGCATTGGTATTCTGCATATTAGCTACAGTGTCAGCATTAATAGCCTGCTGAATACCGAAACCAGTCTGCATGATGTTTGTGTTGATTCCGTTAAATCCGGTAAGCATACCGTTATTCATGGCATAGAAGCCATCACACAGACCGCTATTGATTCCGTCAAGCTTACTGATCACAGCGGAATTGTCGAATCCTCTCTGAATATCCGCCTGAGTAGCTGCTGTGGCTACGTATCCGCCACCGTTTCCATTATTGCCCCAGCCGTTGTTTCCCCATCCGAAGAAAGCAAAAATGAATAAAACAATAATCCACCAGCTGCCATCTCCACCAAACATGCCGTCATTATTTCTACCGTTTCCAGTAGCAGCAGCAATATCTGCTAAGCTATAATTTCCATCCATAATATAATCTCCTTTTTGTGTATTTACATCAATCTGGCCAGATTGTAATGTACTATCTCATATTCTTCAGCAGGTTTTGAAACTGACCTGCCATCTGCTGGACCTGATTAAGCTGCTGTTGGGAAATCTTTCCAGACTGTAACATCTTTTCAACTTCTGCTTTCGGATTTCCCTTAAAATTCTGCTTAAACTGCATAAACTGCTGTATCATCTGCATTGGTCCGTTTCCCTGTGGCATCCCACCGCCAAGTGTGTTAAATAATGGATTACTCATCTGCATTTCCTCCCTTGTTTGCTGATTCCTGCACGGTATTAGCCCTAACAGGTTCAGAAAAAGAATTTAATCGGTTTATGATAGCTTCGTATTTGCCCTTTAAATCGTCGTATTCCTGTCTGGTGACGTATTTACTGTCCATGTTCTGAACAGTCTGTTTAGGCGGCATCTGAGAGCCTACCTCGTTGTATTCAAACGTTCGCAGTGGCTGCGGCATGCCGGATACGTCTGTGGATTTTATATAAAATTTCTCTGATTCTGAATCCATCAGTAAAACACTTGTCCCGGGTGCTACCAGATAGGATTTTGCGCCGACTTCGCCGGATACCCACAGGATACCATTATTGTTCTGCTGCTGTTGTACTGGTTGAGCTGGCATCTGGACAGGCTGTTGCTGGAACTGGTTCATCTGCCCAGGAACGCCAAAGCTATATTGATAAGGATTGTTATATAATGCCATCTTATACACCGCCTTTCTGATTATATTTTTGCATAAAAAAAGAACCGGAAACAGGTCGTTTCTGGCTCTAATTAGTATCCAAAAAGTATCAGCACACTTTGATTATTTTATTATTTACCCTCCGGCTTAACCGCTTTGCTGTTGATATACTCACGTTCATCTGTTCAGCGCAGTATTCAAGAGTGCGCTCCTGGCATCTCAACCGGAACAGTCTTTCTTCGTCTGGTGTGAAATTACACTCTATCAAGAACCTGTCTATATCTTTTTTCGTGAACACATATAATTTCATGAGCATACCCCTTACTAATGCTAACGCTGATTCTGCGCAAGATACTCCGTGAGCTTCTGTTTTGTTTTTTTTAATTCCTCAACATTATTCCCACTGATCTGACTATCCAACATGGTTGATAGTACTTCCAGAATCAATGAATCACGCTCCGCGATCCTCTGAAGACTCTCGTAATCTCGCTTATCATGTTCTTCCAGTGTCTCTACTCGCTTATTAAGTCGGAATGCTGGTGTAATCCATTTAAAGATTACAGCCGCTGCCCCTCCAACAATAGACACTCCTCCGCAGATAGAGAGAAAAATCTGTATGAATTCTGATATGTTCATTTAGCTACTCCTTTTCCCAGTAATATACCGGGATCTCATTACCGCTATTCCATGTATCGAAATATTTGCCATTCTGTACCGTTACCGCATGACCATCTATGCAGAGGATGTATGTGCCTGTCGGATGGTCTGTACAAAAGTCATTGACTGTATAGATATATCGTTCTGACTGTTCTATCAGTTTGCGCCGGTATCCACGTTTATAGAGATACGCTCCCCAGACATAATTTGCACTTGGCATATCTGACAGAGAACACGCTTGCACCATTAGCCCGGCAAACACCGTTTCCCAGTCCTGCCCGGTTGCTTTGCATATTGCCCGGACAACGCAATCTCCTGTTCTCTTATCCTTAACAGGATTCGGATTGAAATATTCCCATCTATCCATCAGTCAATCCCCTTTGCTGTCTTATATCGTCTTGCCGCTCCTCTGGCTTTAGCGGCGTTCTGGCGGTTCCACTTAGCGATCATAAGTCGGTCTTGTAGTTCCCTCAGGCCATTCCGTTTGCAATAATCTTTATATGCAGCATTTTGTTTCTGTAAAAGATAAGACTTCCGGTCAAGGTCTTGCTGTAATGCGAATTTTGCCTTTTCATTCGGTGCATTGTCGACTCCTGCCTGCAGCCCAAGAACCTCTCTCTTCGTTTTGCGGATTCTCCGCTCATAAGTACGCTGTCGCTGTTCCTTTTCGTACTGTTTACCTTTGTCAGCTTTATCCTGTGTCGATAGTTCTGTATAAGGGTTAAATTCTCCGTCACTGGCTCCGAAGCTATGCCGACAGTTGACCCCTGACAGTCCGCTTGCTGTCCCGTATCCGGTCAATGAGAATGGCGGAAATTTCTTACTCTTGCCAGAACGAGAGTATATCTTTCCTTGCCACCATGAGTGGTTTCCCGGATTCTGACCGCCGTCACCCGTTCTGGCTCCAATGTGAGCACTAACCAGAACTAAATCCCAGTCCATTTCTTCCATGCGCTTCAGGGATATATCCCCCGTAGCCTGTGCCACACCAGTTCTGACAGAACGTGCAACCGCTGTTTCAATCGTGTCTTTTCTACCAGATGGATATGTGACGGTAACACCATCACTCACAACGTTGTTAACTGCCTCTTTAATGGCTTGCGTATACCCAACTGCACCAGTCATCACATGGTTATATGCAAGGTCGCATTGTTCGATATATAGCCTCTGAGCGGCACTTGCGGTTGTCCGTGTGAAGTTCTTCCACTCGCCCATGGTCGCAAGCATATTTCGTTCCATGAGTCTTATCATTGTTGGTGACTGTTCAAGCGGCACAGGACTTAATCCTGCCGCCTTATATACCTTATCATCATACTCCATTGCAGTGATTCCGGCATCTTCAAACGCTTCAAGAAGCTCTTGTTGCTCACGTTTGGTGTATCTGGATAGTTCTGCCAGAATGTCTTCTAACAGTTCACCGGATTCCTGTAACGTTCTGATTCTCCACGCATCAGCATTGGTCAGAATATAGTCCTCGCCCCTGCCGATTCTTGCCATCATCCGTGATACGATCTCAGAGATGATATACTGGTGCAATTCTTCAGCAATTTGTTCACTGCCCTCTGTAATTTGTCGTAAATATTCAGGACTAAGTATAATATATCACCTCTTTCGATAAATGTTGTGGTACATGTTTTAAAAATATGCTACAATCAACCTATTAAGGAGGTGTCGCAAAATGTTTTTAAAACTGAAAATTTATTGCACTTGTAATTGCAACTATTACGTAAACGAGCAAATTAACACGGAAAAGGTAATTTGCCCAAACTGTGGTAAAGAACATCCGTCTTCATCACAAATTATATCTATGCTTCACATGGCTAAGTGCATTGATGATGGCAATGTCCCTGGCGTAAATACAGTAAGGACATTTGCTGTATCCAAGCGAGAAGATTCTGGCTGTTAATAATGTTATTGCAAAGTGGAGAGGAGTTTTAATCCTCTCCGCTTTTTTTACTTAATTCACTAAAACTCTCTTGTAATTGGCTTTGGAATTTCGCCTGTCAGATATGCGAGGTATTTTTTTCCCTTGTTACCGGCTTGTCTGCCATCTTTTTACTCCTCTCCGAATAGTGTTGGTTCCTTTGGCTCGGCTTCTTTGACCATTGCTTTCGCTTCTTCCTCAGTCATTCCTTCAAACTTTACAAAATACAACCATGCCGGAACCTTGCCAGTAGTTACATACTGCCACCACCTTGCACGGTCGTTTTCTCTAACATAGAGGATGTCTCCGAAATCATAATTGACTTCATAAGCTCCGACAGGTGCAAGTCCGTACAGGTCAGCGTAAACGTTCAGCGCGTAAATTACTTCGTCCAGACAGGATTCCAGTTTGTCCCTCACGTCTTTGATAAACTGGACTGTCCTCTGCTGTTCTGCTTCTACTCCAGTAGCCGTCTGAATTCCGCTAGATTCGTTAAAAACAAAGTATCCGTTAGAGAACCCAATCTTGTACCCTAACTGGCTTAAAAGAGCATTTATGCCGCTTATACGGGTATCAGTGTTTAGAATCGGGTTGATTTCTTGGTAAAACTCTTTCTCATCCTGTCCGAATACATTTTTCACATAATCCGGCAAGCTCATTTCTTTGCATCTGTGCTCCATGGCCTGCGGTGTCATGGCGGATACTGGTGATCCGCTCGGCATCAGCAGTCGGTCATCTACCAGAGCGGTTCTCTTAGAATCAAGGATTTCTTTTGCATTACGGCTGTATGCAATGTCCAGATCTTTCAACTCTTCAATTGCTTCTGCAAATATCGGTAAGCCAAATGGTGTACTGATATCTACATTGTTCGCCTGTGGAGTCCGCAGAACTCCGTACAGAGGTCCGTCCAGCTTCTCGCCATTTGCTTTGAGAATCGGCGGCGTATCTGCCATGAGGTCAGCCCATTTGGTCTGTTTAAGGTCGATTTTATCGCCGATTGACTGAGGGGATTTCGACACATAAGCTCTGTTAGAAACGTAGTACGGATAGGTTGTCACGCCATCTATTGTAGTCTCGACAAAACGATGATATTCAAGCCGTGTGTAGTATTTCCGTCCAACGGTATAATAGTCCTTGAATATAATCCCCTTTATTTCCTGATTGTCATAATCTACAATCATCACATCTGCCGGAGTGAATACGTCAAGGCTCTCGCCGTTTGGCTTGATAAATACCGTTCCATAAGCACATCCATATTCTACCCAGTGCCGTATCTGGAAATATACCTTGTCAATCTGTTCCTGAAGCCATGTAGCCCTTGCAGAACCGTCTATCTGAACGCCGATCGCCAGTGTTACAAGCCTAGCTGTCTCTGAGCAGACAGATTTCGCAAAATTGATCGTCTTAATATTATTATTATCGTCCAACCATTCCGGCGCGCCTCTATAGATGTTTGCACACCGGTTAATCAGTGATTCCATCTCCGGAAATTCTGCTGCCTGGATGTTAAAATCCTCTTCGGCTTGTTTTTTGAAAATCATGTTAAACCACCTTTTCAACGTTGTTATAAGTCCCATTTAGTCACCCGATTTTAAATCCAAAATCTTCCAGGTTTATCTTCTTGTCTGAAATAGTTTCTTCTTTTTCCATTAACATTTCGCCTGGAATCCAGAAAACCAACATCTCTGTAGTTGTCTTCGTTTCTATTGATACGTTATTTACAATATTAATTGTTGTATTTTCAATACATTGTTTCTGACAAAACGGTTGCTTTTGTGTTGAACTTCTAAAATGTCCCACAGATTTCAAGTAATTTCCGTTAATATCAAATGGGAATATATAATCATCTTTTATCCATTCTTTTTTACTTATTACGCACTATACCCCCTTCTGTTAAACAGTGGCTCGTAAGCATACCTAAGCGCCGAGATTGCATGATCATTTCCGTCTGGATAACCACTTATTACATTTCCCTCTTTGTCCCGATCGTACTCATATTCTGTGATTTCCTTATATGCGTTCGGTGTTCGCTTCGGGTCAATAACAAGCGTCTTTGTCTGTAAGAATTTAAAGCCATACTCGATACTTCCCGGCCCTTTGATTGCTCCTCTGGCAGGAAGTCCGGCATCCCGGAAGTCGTTCACGGATTTAGGTTCCGCAGAATCACATATCATCGTATAATCATCATAGCCTTTTTTCTTGATCCAGTCAGCGGTCTTGGAGTTGCTCCATTTATTTACATACAATTCGTCGATCAGATATATTTTCTCTCTGGCAGAATCGTAATAGGTCCTGAGATAGCAGAAGGCATCCGGGTACCATCCATAATCTACGCCAGGGAAAATACGGTCCATGTGACTGATCTCTTCGTCTGTAATGTTTCTAATCTCCAGATATTCAAATACGTTTCCACCGTTTCCATTCGCAATTCCCATGTACTCATGCTCATAAGCATTTGGATTGACTTCTTTAAGGTGTTCTGCTTCGTCAATAAATGGCTGCCCTAGCCATCCTTTTGGCACGTCCAAGTAAGTTGATGAATGAACTATTCTGTTTTCTTTTGGTTCGAGAATATACTTATTAGCCCAGTTATTCATCGTTTTTGGTGGATTGAAACTCTTAAATATCCATGCAATGTCACCGCCACGAATCGCAGACTGCTCAATTTTACGAATTTCCTCAGGTCCTGCGAATTGGTCTAACTCTTCGAACCAGAGAATGCCAATATATCCGAACTCAGGGTTGATAGATTTAATCTTTTCGGGGTCATCAGCACCACGGAAGTATATCTTTTGTCCGGTTGATTTCAGCGTAATCTCCATAGGTGATAACTTGGAATCAAATTCTTCTGTAAATTCCTGCTTTCCAATAGCCCATTTGATTTTGTTATACACAGAATCCTTAATAGTATTCCCAACCTTACGGCAAACCACAGCATGGATGTCATGATTGTTCTTCATCAACTCTACTATAGTCATTCCAACAGTGGTTGATTTCGTGGAGCCGCGTCCACCCTTAAACACATACTCCAGATGTTTCTTGTCTCGAATATCTCTAATGGCCCAATGAAAGCAATCAGGAATGTTATACAGATCCATGTGATACTCTTTTGCATTTCTGGCAGCTTCCTCCGCTGCTTTCTTTTCTTCCTGCTCTTGCTTAATTTTTAATGTCTTTTCCAGATCATTCATAGATTTGAGCTGATCGGAGAAATCTGGAGCAAATCCGAATGAATCAGTCAGCTCACCTCTTGCGATCATGGAACGGCGTTGCTGAATTTCTGCCAGAGACATGATATCAGTACCTTTTTGTTTTTCGATGAGAGACTGTTTTGCAGCTATATAGGAAGAAACCTCAAGTTTTTTCAAGTTCTGTTGTCCCATTGAATATGCTGTTTTCTCGCTATACCCAGCTTTTCTTGCGGCATCAGATGCATTTCCGCCATTCTTTATATATTCATCTGCAAACGCTTTCTGTTTAGGCGTTAAGTCCATCTAATCACCTCTGTCTATCCTCATTTTCTGACCGCCTCCCATATCTCTTTTAAGCACATGACTACATCATACTGGGATACAGTTCGTAATATTTCATAATCACAATCTTTCCATTCTCCTCTTTTTGTAAGATGGAGTGTAGGTGTTGATATAATCGTTACTGTAATCAATCGTTTCTGCTCATAGCTGTAGAATTGTGATGTTCCAATTTTTATAATTAATCCAGTAGATAATATAGCTTTTTGAAGTTTTCTCATAACTGCTTTTAAGTTTGCCACATTATCACCTCACAAAAAACTGCCACATATGGTACATAGCTATAGATATATACTATATTACCATACATGGCAGAAAAATTTGTCCCCACATTTTAATATTAATTGTATTATTATATTTCTCTTAGTTTTCTTAGAGTATCATAAAACATAGCCATTGCCTTGCGCTTGTATGCATAGAAATCGTCTCGCTTTGCCGGTATATACTTTGTCTTCATGATACGATCATAAGATTTGTTTGTTACAATAGATTCATACACCAGGAGCTCAATCCCTGGAGGGCAAGAGCTTATGCAGCAGTGCAAAATATCGTGTCTCTGCTCTGGTGTAGCTTTCTGGCATATATCCTTTAAACGGTTAATGTCTTCCGGGTATACGCCAAAATCAACAAGTGACTTTTGCCTGGTTCGCATATCATCACCGCCTTTTTATTGCTATTTACGCTTGCCACCAAAATGTGCAACCAAGAAAATAGTGCCAAATGATCCGAATATTATTCCAAATGTAAATGCTATTAAACTATCAATCATTCTTCTTCATCTCCTCCAACTTCTTTTTAGCTTCTTCACGAGAAAAATAAACCTTTGCTTCTTGCTTCTTTTCTAAAACTCCGTTAATAATTTGTAAATGAAAGCCTTTTTTATCAATATGAAAAGCATCCACTTTGTGTTCTACGATTCTAAGAGGTTTTCCTACAATATCATACATTGTATCTCCAACCTTACACGGCAGCCTCACAAGCAAGCCCTGTTCTTCTAAGCCTTTGTAAGATTTCAGTTCTTCTAACAGCTCTGCGACATCTTTCAACCAATACAATTCTCCATCTTCGTAGCAAGTCCCATACGTTTTCTGGTGGTATGGGCATCCAACTGCATCCCTTCCACTAATCCAATCTTTTAAGTTCTCGCCAGTTCCACAGACAATGCGTTTATATTTATCGTCTTTCATGTGCTTAAAATTCTCGTGATCCTTATAGCAGTCGTCTTCTGTATCTTGACTGGCAACACATCTAAGTGCTTTTATCATATCGTCAATTGTTAATCTCTCCATCTACTTCGCCTCTTTTACTTCTTGATATATAATTGCCATATTGAAATCACTTCTAATGAACCTTAATGTCAGTTTATGATTTACAGCATTTCCAAGTTGATCGTAAATCCAGTACATATCCTCTTGGCCAAAGTTTGTACCCAGATATCTGTTAAGGCTTGATATCAGTTGTTCTCTCCATTCATTATTTCTTTTGTGCGAACTGTACGGCTCTCCTTTTGCCATTGGCCTTGAACACCATTCAAGTAGCTTGCAGATAATATCTTCTTTATCGGTACAATTCTTTGCTGTGAAATATACATTTCCTTTTTCAGAAAGAATTATTTCTCCAAATCTGTTTATATAGCTCCCGGAAAAACATTCCATAAGATTAAAAATTTCATCAGTCATCTATTTCACCTCTTTCAATTTCTCCACCGCCAGTTTCAACGCATCTACAAATTCATAATTTACTGCTGTACGGTCTGGATTCTTGATAAATTTTTCAAGAATGCTAATTGCTTTCTCTTCTGGTGTACAAACTATGGATTTCCCTGATTTTAAAATTTTAAGAAGTTCATCTATATTATTTTCCCAATTATGTATATTACACAAGTACCTATTACACTTAGTATTCGTTTCGTCCAATACGCATTCTGAACATTTAGATTCGCTACAATTGTGTACAGTATTTGCAATCCGCTCAATAAACTCTCTTACTGTCATTTCTTTTATCCCTAGAAGTTCTGATGCCTCACAGAAAGCAAAGTCTGATCTGGCACTTGCCGCATAAGTTATATCATGTTCATAAAATTTTAAAATGTCCGGAAAATATTGTGTTCGTAATGGCTCACAATGGTCTTTTCCATACCAATAAAATCCCTGCTTCTCAGCTTCTTTGAGAATCATTTCGTTTTCTTCTTTTGTCTTAACCAAGATACATGTATTTCTTAAATCAATCATCTGCATTTCCTCCTGTAATCTCATCAATACACTGGTTCCATCCCTCCGCAAAGCCAGCATCAGACGTATTGGCTGGATAATCTCCATTGTCTTTTTTCGGCAAGTCCATAAGCGGGCACCAATCTGGCTTTGAGCTTAAGTCTTCGATATATCTACAATTTATTTTACAAAAAGAATGGAATATTCCACCGTGTAAAACACATGATTCACAATCTTCTGGTGTTTCCATCACTAATACTGACTTACTCATCTTCTCTTACCTCTTTTCTGCAAGAATGCTCCATATTGTGAAAGACTAATGATAGTATCTTTTTCTCTTGTAGCCAGTCCATACCCAAGTCTTCCATTTTTTTATTTTCCTCTTTCGTAAACATGGTTGAAATGTCCTTGCCTTTACTCATCTGATTCCTCCTGTAATAATTCTGGGTTGTCAAACACGTTTCCGGCAGTTTCAATCTTTCTGTGCCAATATCCAAGTTCTTTTCTGTAAAATGTCTCTTCTGGAAAATCAACATAAAATCCAAAATTATAGCTTCCGTAATCAAAACTCGAACAATACATTCCAAATTTTACCGGGGCATATTCTCCGTTATGATTAACAATATCGTTCTCCCAAATTTTCTTCCCGTTCTTGTCGGTCAGACCTGTGAACTGACAGAGGGTTTCTATATCAATTATATTGGTATATACTGTAAACAGATCTGAATCCTTCCGATAAAAAATAATGTCCTTCCCCCCTATGTGATATTGATCTCTTAGGTAATATCCCTCAACCCATTTTCCATCATAAACGCTCTTTGCCTTGAAAAGAATTTCTCTCATATCACACCTCCTTCGGTTTTTCGCACCGCTCAAACTCGATCACCCAGACCCACGGGTTCGCATTCCAGCCGTAGCGATCAAGGTCTGATTTCTTAATGGTGGAATCCCAAATTTTAGCGAATCTTTCTATCGCTGTACGCCACATTTTTTCTTCCCAACCAACGTTTTTTCCATTCTTCCAATTTGCTCCCTCTGCTTTTGCGCCATCTTCTGTGATATTCTGTAACCGATCCACGCTCACATTCGTAACCTTCAGCCAGATACGAGCAGCTTTTTTCGGCATGTGGATTGATGGTTTCCACGGCTCTTCTGCGTCTTCAGAATTTGCAATGCTAGCCTTATATCCATAGTGTTCTTCCAGATGGCACCCTTCACCTTTTCCAACCCGCTTTGTATATCTGTGCCAAGTCTCACGAACATACAGGATATCTTCCGGCTGATATGGCGATCTTCTTTCCGGCTCCAACGGATAACCACATCTTGCACAGTATACGTTCTCTGCCAGGTTATCATATATGTATTCGTTGTGAACATATTTGCAATTCGGGCACTCTTCCCATTGCGGTTTTACAATTCTTCTGGTACAGCTTTTTCTTCCGTCCAGAATTGCTCGAACCATTTGGGTGTTGAATAAAATCGGTTTAGTTGCCATCTACTCCACCGCCTTTCACGATTTCTACCGCCCTGCTTAGTCCAGCATTGTATCCTTGATGTACATCAGATAAGATACATTCTGATTCAATGAATTTATCTTTTTTCAATTCGCTAATAACTTTGTCCGAGTCAAAAGCTGTCGGCTGTCTATTGACGCAATCAATAAACTCTTTCTGGTCGGAACTAATACTTGTCCCAATCTCCCAAGTTTTAATGTATTTGATTAATTCATCAGCATCGATCAGTCTCATAATCATCCTCCTGTTTTGCATAATCCGGACACTCCTCCGCATATTCAGAACTGTCCATATCATCACATTTGCACTGACAAGAATCATGCTTAGTACAGCAGATGCAGCACTCTGTTTCGCCGTCCGGACAGTCTAATTTACATCTTCCCATTAATCCGGTCACCCTCCTTTTCGAAATAAATGTATCTGCTGTTTTTCTTGACCGGCTTTGATGTATCAATCCAATACTTTACCTCGAGTAAAGCTTGCCAAGATTTAAACTCTTTTAGCGTGACCTTGAATCTGGTGTAGGTCTTTCCATCTTTTTTAAAAATTGACATTTCCATGTTCAGTCCTCCTTATATGGCTCTGGATAGTCCATCCATGCAACTACTGTTCCCCTTAAAACTTTTTTATCCGTTCTCCAAATTCCATCAGTAGTATGTGCCTGCTCTACTAACATTATCCCATCATCGAACATGACGGTAGCAATCACATATTTAGATGTTTTTTCGAACATTCCTCTTTTCCAGTTATCCGTTCCTTTGAATTTTGCAAATATAGAATCATGTTCTTCCGGCAATCTCTCTTTTACTGGAATCCAACAATTTTCTTTCTCATCATCCATATTTTCGATATAACCCATGATTTTAAGTCCCAACTCGTAAGCTGTTCCCTCAAAAGGTCTTCCATAAGGATTTATTGTCCTTTTTATGTAATCGTATATTTTATGTTTATCACTCATACTTTCACCTCAGAATCCACTGGCATCTGAAAAACCATTTTATTCATAAGCACTTCTCCAATAGCTTCATCCAAAAGTTCATTTTCTTTCGATGCTGACGCTTCTGCGAACATCTTTCCGATATTTGGCACTGTCATTGGAATCAACTCTGCGTCTGCATAGGCTTCCTGGATCATATCCAGTACTTTCATGACTTTTGTTTTGGTGGAATATTCAGCGATAATGCAACAACTGCCTTGACTTCCGACATATATTAATGCCGCTCCATTAATGTCTCGAATTGCAATACTGAAAGCATTATCAATATTTACTATTATTGTTTTATCCTGACTTCTGATTAACATTTTGCGTCCTCCTTATCTTCATAATTCATCACAATTGTAATTACCTGCACCAGAACTTTCTGAATCTGATCGTAAATGTGATGATCGTCAGTTCCGAAATGAGAGTCCAGTTTTGCATCTTCCTTTCCTTTCTTGTAGCAATCTTCCATAAATTCAAAACTGTATATATCATCTTCCTTAATAATTTCACCATTATTTCTCCATTCGGCAATCATCGCTTCTTCAACCAGTGAATTTACAACCTTATCTGAATCCTCATTACCGTTCAGGCATTCTACGCAACGGTCAATAAATCCTAACTTGTCAGCGTACATATACGCTTTTGCTGTTCCAGATGTATACTCTCTGAATGCCTGCTCAACCTGCTCTTTGAAGTCCTCTGGCAGATTGAAAATATCTACTTCCAGTTCTCTTGGAAGGTTTATTGTGTACTTTCTCATTTTTTGTCCTCACTTTCCCCATGTAAGCAACTGACATGCTATTGTGCAGTCCTCTATGATTTCTGTATTTATGTTTCCTCTGTCTGGCTCTAATTCATCCAGGAATACACCGTTTATGCAGCTATGACCAATTTCTCGCTCTTGTCTGGCTCTGCGCTCAAATACTTCTGGAAAATCAACTCTGATTTTATTCCAGTAACCCATTCCTCCTTTCAGGCATCCTACGCAGTTATTGTGTGGATAGCCTAAATCGTACATGATCGGACGTTTCAATCCCAATTTGTCTGCTATTCCATGCGCTTCCTGTTTAGTCAATCCATGTTCAATCAATGGAAATTCATGTTCGTAATCGCTCAACGCTTCGCATACTCTGTCTGCGCGATTCTTTTCGTTCAGGTCGTATCCCCATACATAGATGTGATGGTCTGGGTGCTCACGCTCCCATTTCATGCGAACCCTTTTCTTTAATTTATCTGTACAAGGTGCCCCGAATGGAGTGTTGATACATCTGGTTTTTTCGATCACATCATCCACACTGGAATATTGCTCTGACTGAATTATCGTTATCTTTCTCCCCAACAGCTTCTCGCAATCATGTAAGAATCTTAGACTGTCGGGATGCTGATTCGACACGTGAGTATAAATAATCTCATCAACATCCTTTGCTAGATAACACGCTACAAAACTGCTTATTCCTGTACTAAACCAACATACTTTCATAGCACTACGCTCCAAATCTTCTAACCAATTCTTTATTAAAATCTGGGATTCTCACATCTGTTTCAGATTCCAGTTCCTCAATCATGCTCATAAAGCTTCTTTCGCCACGGTTCGCTTGTCCCACAAAATCATTTGCACAATTGATTACATCCAAAAGTCTTTTGGTTGAAAATCCATGCAGCTTTCTTAATGCCAACATCGTAGTTACGGAATTGATTGTATTCGCCCAGTCATCACCAGTATTAAAGCCATCGTTATAGGCTTGATCTTGCATGACTTCCAGCTCTTTACGTGAATTCTGCATGGCTCTGGCGAATGCCTGCGACATCTGATTGTCACATTCCAACACCCTATTTTTCTTTGGTGCTTTCATCTTTAATTTGCTTCCCATGTTTCTTCCTTTCGTATCTGTATTCTGTCAAACGGTACGCTCTCGATATTCCCGGATGTTCTGTGGCAATCAGAGAATCCATCTCCAATTGCCGCATATGTCTCTGGACGGTACACTTTGTGAGGTCTGTTCCATCCATGATTTCTTCGTAAGAAGGCATGTATCCGTGTTTCTCAAAATACTTGACAAGAAATCTGTAAATATCATTTCTAGCAGATTGCCCCTCATTATATTTCCTCTGACGGTAATTCATAGGCAAAACGGATTTTCTTCCGCAGTATTACTTTTTTCTGCACGCATTTTATTTAATCTTTCCGCAGCTTTCTTTTTCGCTTCATCGGAATATTTCCTTGGTGGATTGATTTTAATGTAGGAATATGGCAAGTGAGCGAAAATAGATCCATCATTGTTTCTGGCAAGAATTTTCACATCGTCTGGAAATTCCTTTTCTAATTCCTCACATCTATTCTTCCGGGTGCTCCCATTCTTAGCAGTAAGCCCTACATAATCTCTTCCGGGAATCCACTCAATTACGCATTCGTTTGTGTTTCCTGACATTCAATCACGCTCCTTATATAAAATCTCCTATGCTCATTTGACTATCTTTTTCAAAAACAAGCATTTCGTTTTTTGCTCTGTTATAAAAATTTCTGTCAATTTCAAATCCGTATGCACTTCTGCCAAGTTCCATGGCGGCTCTCAATGTGCTACCACTTCCACAGCAAGGGTCAATTACCACATCCCCAGGGTCAGTAAATATTTCAATCAGTCGTTTTAGAACTGCTACTGGTTTCTGTGCTGGATGAATTTTCGGAATGTCCTTTCCGTCTTTTTCCCACTGGAACCAGTTAAAAACCATCTTTCCAGTTCCACGAATAGTCTTTCCGTTTTCATCTGTCTGCGCTCCATTTCTGAATTTTGGAAGTTTATCTCTGTAGAATACAAGAGCATATTCTGTAGCGCCTACCACACGCATATTTGCTTTAAGCACCTGTGGACTGTAGTTTTTAATAAACACAAGTGGTATATAGTGAATGAAACCATGTTTCGCCGCCGCATTAATCAGAGTTTGAATCTGTTCAAACGAGCAAAACACTATCATGCATGGTGCATCTGAACTTCTTCCTCTTGCTCCTGCCTTTTTTGGTTCTTTCTTCAACATTTTTGAACAAAAATGGAAGTATTCATACAGATTGAAATTGAAATCGGAATTAAAAGCTGCTTTACCGGCAAGTTTACTTTCTCCGTTCTTGTTGTCTCCATTAATATACCAATCACATCTACTACCATAGAAATTGCTGCCTATACAATATGGTACGTCAGCAATTACGAGTTGCGCTCTTGGAATTGCGTATTTTTTATAGTTCTGCATAGAATCACGATATATTTCACACTTTAATTTCATTTTCAAAAGAAGCCCGGTGCACCCTTACGTCAGCTGAAGGCAAGCTCCTTTCATTTTTTATTTTTTATCTTTGGAATTTAGCCAGTAGAACTACTGGTGTGTTA